TACCATCACTAAGAAAAAGTGTAGTAGGTACTCTCAAATTCTACTTACTACAATCTACTACATTTAAGAATCTTAGCTATTGACTTTTTTTGTTTAATTTTGCATCAAAGATTATCTTATGGCTTTGAGACTTCCTTGGGGGTTAGATCGTTTAATATACAGAACAAGCGCATTACCTTACTCGAATTTTTTTGTACCTCTATCAGGAAAAGATTCTACATATTCAAAGCTTTCAGACAAAGACGCAATAAGAGAAGGCTACCTAACTAACTTAAACTGGTATGCAATAACGAAGAAAGCAGCCGAGGGAGTTGCTATGATTCCGTATAAAGTCGAAGTAAAGACTGGTGGTAAATGGGAAGAAGTGAACCCAGAGCAGAACGAAGTAGCTAATTTCTTCTTTAATCCTAACGAGGACCAAACTATTGGAGAGCTTTTAGAGGCTGCAATGGTTTTCTATTACAATACTGGAGAAGCTTTCTTTATCAATGAAATGGAGTCAATAGGCTTTAACGGTCAAAAGGTGGTTACCGTTCCGCCAGAGCTTATATGCATTTATTTAGAAAGCGATAGTATTCTGAGCAATATATCAAAATACGAGCTTAGAGAACCTAATGGATTAACTAAAGATTTCACACCTTTAGAGGTTTGCCATTTAAGAATGTTTAATCCAGAAGTCGAAGCTTTCAAGAAAAGGAACGGCATGAGTCCACTTCAAGCTGCTTATAATAAACTTAGAGCTAGTAACAATCAAGCACTAGGTCAATCAAGTTACTTTGAGAATAGAGGAACCAGTACTATTATTTCCCCTCAAGGTGGTGCGAATGGTTTAGCTATGACTAAGACAGATAAGGAAGATATTGATAGAGCTACAAGGGCAAGGATGGGAGGAAGTCAAAACGTAAATGGAGTAATTACTACGATGACTCCAGTACAAGCGACTCAGCTAGGTACTTCAGCTTCAGATATGCAGATGCTTGAACAAGGTAGCGCAATGTTGAGAGAGTTATGCAACGCAATCTTTATGCCTTCAGAGATGTTTAACGACCCTGATAACAAGACTCACGCAAATAGACGAGAAGCTATTAAGACTATGTATAACGATGTTTTTATTCCTGGAGCAAATAGGTTTATTCGATCTTATGAAAGAACTATCATCAAGCCTTACGGATTAAGAAGCGATGGGAAGGAATATCGTATATCAATAGACAAAGAAAAAATCGATGCACTTAATCCAGACCCATTCGAAGCGAAACGATTAGCATTACAAGAGGTTGACTCGGGTACGATTACAAGGAACGAGTATAGAGAAATGTTTGGAAGAGACAAATCAGAAGCAGAAGGAATGGATGAGCCTAGTGTTCGTCAAGCGAATTACAGCGTAAATCCAGAAGTAAAAGAAAACACTTAATTTTGCAGATATGTCGAAAGAATTTAAAACAGGCTACAAAGAAAAATCAATTGACCTAAGCTTTAAAGCTGAGAAGCAAGAAGATGGTCGAGTATTGGTTAAAGGATATTTATCAGGATTTAAGACGATTGACTCTGATGCTGATGTGATTATGCCTGGAGCTTTTTTAAAGTCGATTCAAGACAGAGGTCCAAAAAGTGAAGCAAATAGAAAAATCGCGCATTTAGCTTTCCACGATCTTAAAAGACCGGTCGGATCGTTCCAAGTTTTAAAAGAAGATGATAAAGGACTTTACTTTGAGAGCTTATTAGGTACTCATACCGAAGGTGCTGATGCAGCAAAGATGTATGAAGAAGGAGTTATTAACGAGCATTCTATCGGCTTTAGATACATAGGCGACAAGATGGAATTTATCGAGATAGACTCAGAGGAAAAGATTGATGCGCTGGTATCGAGCGGTGAGTTTGATTCAGTCAATAAAGAAGCTGTTATGATGTACGGAGGTTACTTCAAGATTCATGAAGTAAAGCTGTATGAGGGTAGCTTCGTTACTTTCGGAGCAAACGAGAACACGCCAAACCTAACTGGTAAAAGCGAAGAAGAAGTAAAAGCTTTTAGAAAAGACTTAGACGGAAAAGTATCAGACTTAATGAAGTCGATAAACGACGGAGAGAAAGGATTACAAGTAGAAAGAGAAATTTTATATATTTGTAAACAATTCGAAGCACTTGGAGCTTCTGAGCCGCACATTAAGCACTCGGTAAAACAAGCCGCTGAAAAGCAGGACGCAGAGCCTGATAAGAGTAAGCAAACATTTTTTGAGATAATGGCAAAAGCCTAAAATCTCTATCACACAAAAACCGAGTAAAATGAAAACATTCAACTCATTCCTTGAAGAAAAAGGAATCAAATCTGATGAGTTCGCTGCTATGGATGCTGAAAAGCAAGCGGAACTTTACAATGAATTCAACGAAGCTAAACGATCTGAGATCGAAGCAGCTATCGAAGAAAAAGCATCTAAAGAAGACATTGCATCATTAAAGGCAGAGCTTAGCGAAACCATTAATGCTCAAATGAAATCTTTAAACCAAGCGTTGAAAGACCAAGGTTTTGCGATTAAGAAAATGGTTAATTCTGAGAAATCAGAAGCAAAACAATCATTTGCCGATCAAGTAAAATCTGGTTTGGAAGAAAACCTAGAAGGCTTGAAGCAATTAAAGCAATCAAAGAACGGAGGTTTTAACTTCAAAGCTGCTGGCACTATCACAAGTGGAAATATTTCTGGAGGAAATGTACCAGTAGAAGATCGAATTGAAGGCTTGAATACGATTGCGTCTAGACCTTTGCGTTTCTTAGACTTCCTTAATAGAAGGTCAACAGAAAGCAATATCGTTTCATGGGTTTACCAAGCGAACAAGGACGGTTCTGCTGGACAAACTGGTGAGGCTGCTGCTAAAAACCAAGTTGACTATGATCTTGTTGTAGCGTCTCAGAGTGTTAAGAAAACCACTGCTTATATTAAAGTATCGACTGAAATGCTAGACGATGTTTCTTGGATGAAGAGTGAGATTGACGACGAATTAAGACGAGAGCTTCTTAAGGCAGTTGAGAGCCAAACTTTTGATGGTGATAATACTGGTAACAATCTTAACGGAGTTGGTCAAACTGCATCTCCATTTAGCCCAGGAGCACCATTTGCTGGAGGAGTAGATAACGCTAACCAAGTTGACGTTCTTGTAGCTGCTATGAGTCAAATCGAATCAGCTAATCAAGAAATCTTGAAGCCAGGTATTTTCATGAATCCAGCAGATGTAAACTTCTTGAAAGTTCAAAAAGTATCAGCGACAGACAAGCGATATGTTGAGCATTTAACTCAAGTGGGTTCTACACTTATGCTTGATGCTGCTACACCTATTATAAAATCTACTTTAGTAGCTCAAGGAGATTACCTTTTAGGCGACTTCTCTAAAGCTTACTTAGTAGAAAAAGATGGTATCAACATCGAAGTAGGACTTGATGGAAACGACTGGACTGAAAACTTGCGTACTATTATCGCAGAGTGGAGAGGGCTTGTTTACGTTAAGAACAACGATCGAACAGCCTTTGTTAAAGGTACATTCGCTACCGATCAAGCAATCTTGGAAACACCATAAGCTAAATCGAGAATAAATTAAGAAAGAGGTAAGCTTTTAAAGTTTACCTCTTTTTTTTATATTTGCTTCATGAAAGTATTCGGAACAGGCAAGAGCCACAAGAAGCACAGCTTTAAAAAAGGGGCAGAAATGGAAGTATCAGAATCAGTTGCTGAGAACCTTATTAATAAAGGTTTAGTAACTGCTGAGAAAGAAGTGAAAGAAACAAAGAAAAAACCTGCAGCAAAAAAGAAGTAATTCATTCACGTCTTTTCTGAATTATGAGATAAAAAGAGTAGCTATTTTGGTTGCTCTTTTTTGTTTACTTTTGCATTATGAGTATTTTAAAAACTACCGACTTTGCAGCTGGTAAAACTAAGATCAGCCAAAACCAATTTACAAAAGCTGATTTAGAGGCTTATATCACAGATGAGCAGAATTACGGTAGGATTAAAAGGATATTTGGAGCTACTTTAGGCCAAGAGTTTATTGACGACTTAGCCGGCGATCCAGCAGTACCTCAAACGGCAAAGTGGGTTACTCTATTCTCAGAGTTCAATTTCACTTACGAAGACATTCCAGTTTATTGCATAGGGTTAAAAGAAGTGCTAAAGCATCTAGCCTATTACGAATATGTTTTAAATCAAGCTGAACAAAACCAAATGAACGGCAATCAAGTTGCTCAAAGTGAAGCCAGCTCGCCTGCATCATTTCAACTAAAAGCAGTTAGGGCGTACAATCGAGCTGTTCATGGCATTAGAGAACTTCAATTGTATGTCGATGATAGTTCCGACTTCAGCGATTATGATGGATTTTACTTTGAATTTGAGGGTGTGATATGATACAAGTCAAGACAGTATTAGCTCAGATATTAAGCGAATTAAGTTTAAACCTAGTCATTAACTCTGTTACTGATAACGGAGACAGCACATATACATTATCGGTAGAAAGCACTCAGTACTTAAACCAAAAAATGGTTTTCGATATCGATTCAGTCGAATATACTGTAATTGATTTCACATTAAATGAATCATTAACAATATCAGGCGCAAGCGCACCAACAACCGGAATTAAAACGCTACCCTCGCCGACTTTTGTTCATGGAAAGTATAAAGCGGTAAACAAGCAGCTCCAGCAAAGACAGCCAGAGGATTATTTACCTCTTGTTTGGATGTATGAGTTATTACCAAGAACAGAGCCGGACGACCCATTAAGCTCGATTGATACTGAGGGGGATGTAAGACTTTATTTCTGTATGTCTTCAAATTGGGCAGATTGGGATTCAAGCGAGCATTACGATCAAGTCTTTGACCCTTTAACAAATGTCATCGATGCTTTTGTTTCAAGGCTAAAAAGCAGCCCTTTAATCGGTGAGCTAGGTACAATCGAAAGAACGAATCACGCTAAGTTTTCAACTGGCGGTTTTTCTATATCAGGCAATCAAGAAAACGCTATCCTTCCAGCTTACATAAGCGCAATAGAAGTCCTCGTTGATTTACCTATACTTACTTCAGCTAGGTCCTGCTCAGGATTAAGAGACACGAGCTGCGCTCCTGGCTTAGTAAAAGATCAAAACGGTAATGATTTAGGTTTAGCACCGAGCGGTGGAGTGTTGGAAGTTAATACTGCTGGATTGGATGCTACAGTGGAAAATAGCGATGAAAGTTATACGAACACTGTTGCAAGTGGTGGCACATTGGTGTTGCCTGATATTAATGTTACAGATTCTGATGGCTCAGTAAGCAGCGTTCCAAGTGTTAAAGATGTACTTTGCACACCAGCAGCAGATGCTACAGTAGAAAATAGCGACAGCAGTTACACTAATACTGTGGCAAGTGGTGGAACGCTTACGCTTCCTGACATCACAGTTACAGACAGCGATGGGAGTACGTTCACTCAGGCTTCTGTCGTGAATGTAGTTTGTACTTTAGCGGCAGATGGTACTGTGAATGTAAATAGTGTGTTTTTTGACAATGTAGCTTCGGGCGCAACCTTAAACATTCAGGTAATGCAATCCAGTGGAAGCACATTAATAGGTTCAAAACAAGGTGCGGATTTTAGAATACCTGACAGCGTCATTACTTTAGACAATACGGACGGGTCTACATTATCTACTACAAACGTCTTGGCGACTGATGCATTGACTATTACCGCACCTGATGCTACTGCTGTGATTAAAAACACTTTAAACGCAGTTCTGAGGTCAGAGTTAATTCCTAGCAATGTTAGCGAGGATATTATAATTTCCGATTCAACTATAAACATCAATCAGAGCGATGGTACTTTAATAGCAAGCGCAACTATAACAGCAGAGGGTTCAGGAGCTTACAATGTCGCTGATTCAACTATCAATGTGGTAAATAGTCTTGCCACAGTTTTATCAAGTAGCTTAGTTAAAGCCACAGATACTGAAAGTGTTTTAGCACCTGACGTAAATGTAGCAAACAGCGATTCGAGTTATACTAACACAGTGCCTAGTGGTACTACATTAGCTTTGCCTGATATTAGTATCACGATTAATGGAGAGGCACAACCTAACCAACCAGCAGCGAAAAACTTAGCATTGAGCTATGCCGTTTCTCAGGATTATGAGTTTAGATACGTAATGAGCAATCTTACAGAGTCAGCAGGACTTGTATCAGCATTAATCGACCAAAGTTCCAATAATAACGATGCTACGCAGTCAAACGGAGCTTATCAGCCTAGCTATACAGCCTCAGATCCTGCCTACAATAATAAGCCAACGATTACTGTATATGGTGATTGGTTTGATTTTGACCTTCCCGTTCCTCACAAGGTTAAGTCCGGCTCTCATTTTTGGTGGGTTGGAGTTGGTAGTAATGGAGCAGCAGGGGAGTTACTTGGAACTATTTCTAATGCTGTCGCTCTTGAGGCTTTTGATAGTTCAAGCTTTCTTAGATATAGATGGGATTTAGACGGAAGCAAAAGAGATTCTTTTACGCTTACAGATTTGGATGATGCTGCTGTTTGGTTGCTTCGCTCAGACGGAACGACTCACTACTTGTATAAAGACGGAAGTTTGAAAGGTTCAGTTTCAATAGTAACAAGCAACGTGTTTTGGACTTTGCTATTCACTAAGCGCACTACATACAGAACTCGAGGAACTTTTGCTGAGGTCATGCTAAAAAATGAGAACGCAAGCGTAGGTGACTTGAACACTATAGGTCAAGCACTTGCTACAGAATATGGTTTTACTTGGAACACAATAGTATGATAGTATTTGAAACAACAGATTTCCAGAAAGACATTGATGAGATAGATCAATTTGTATATGGTCGAATTCATCAAGAAACATGGCAATCAAACCCTATTGAGTTTGAAGGCAAGAACTACATCAAGTACAAAAGTATTTTGAGTCCAATAGTCAGCCAAGAAGAATTAGTCGAGATTACAATATCCGACGATGTTTAAAATAATAAAGATTTAC